CCCATCTTCCCTCATATAATATATCTCCTTCATATGGTTGGAGTGGTTGGATATTTAATTTTTCTTGAAATGTTTTTCCTAAATAAATATCTATATTTTTATCTGTTACTTTTTGAACACTCCCCCCTTCAACTTGTTGGTAATCTTTTTCTTGTGATAGAGGTAATGAATTACCAAAAGCCTCATTAGGTAAAGCATTATGATGGTTGTTATTATATATATTTAATGGGGGGAAATAATAGTAATCAGTATCATCAGGATCAATATTAATATTTGAACCTACTAATTCTATAATATATACTAATTCATTTATTAATGGATAGTGTTTTATGTTAGGAAATATAGGTTTAGCTACTTTTATATTTGATATATCAAATTTAGGGCTTGAGATTGATGTTTCTGATGGAATTGGGAATTCTGGGAGTTCAAATATTATATTACCTATAGAAGCGTATTCTCCATAGTCTTTCCAAATATTAGGACAACTATTTTCATTAAGTATAATAGCTCTTGTTCTTACTACTTTAAGTTTAGTTTTTAATTTAATATTTTTTAAAAATGAGAATAAATTAGATGTATTAGCATCTGATCCAAATTTAATACCTGTACTCATATTACTTTTCTTTTTGAGAGATATTATCTATTTCTTTCAATAATTGTTGCTTTTCAGCCTCACTTAATATCATACTATTATCATCTCCTGATGATTTTTGTAGGATTCTTTGAATAATAGTAGCCATTTTAATTAATTGTTCATCATTTTTTACACCTATTTCCATATATTCTTTTAACAAAGGAGTTATTAAAGTAGCATCTCCAATATCTACTATTAATGGCTTTAATTCTGATATTAGAGTAGAGATTTGTTTTTCTTTTTTCTTTTGGTTATCATATATTTCTTCTAATATATCCGAGAATTTTTTCTTACCAAAAATTATTTGATCTAAATTTTCCATTTTTATTTAACTATTATATTTCCAAACAAACCCACCAACATTATTTATAAATATTAAAATATCCATTTTCTATGTAAAAAAGATATTTAATTTTAAATAAATTATATAACTTATCGGATATTTTGGTTATTTTTGGGGTTTTAGCATCAATCATTTCTTTAATATAAATGTAAAGTGCTTTTTTATTAAAAATATTTATATTATCTCTTTTCCTAAAAATTTCTAATACAGCATCAGCTATTTTAGCATCATTTTCTTTAGGAAATAAAACATATAAATTATTAGTACAATATTCAATATATATATCTATAAAATCAGATAAATCATCATATTTAGTTTTAGGACCTGAGATATCATTTATATATGATGGTTCTTCAATAAATTCTTCTGGTGTTAAAAAAGTATTGGGATTTAGTAAATTATCATCATTAATAATATCATCATCAAAATCTGTGTCTTCTAAAGAAATTAATTCTAATTTTTTCTTGTAATTTTTTTTATTTGAAAGAATAAGATATCTTTTAGCTATAGTTCCAAAATATGAATATGCTTTTCCTTTTTCTTGACTATATAAATGTAATTTACTTAAAAGAAATGAAATTACTTCATATTGTAAATCTTTTAAATCATTTACTTCTGTGTGATAAAATTTAAATGTATGAATAATATTTTCTGTTAACTTTAAAAAAGCATAATGTATTTTTTCATTATATAATCTATCCCTAAATTCATAATCATTAATACTACTATTATATAATAATATAGCTTCTTCTGTTTCTTCAGTGAAGTAATTTTTATTTTTTTTCTTTCTCCCCATTATCTTAATTTAAATTGATTTAATTGTTCTTGTAAAGATTTAATTTCTTTAAAAAACCACCCTATTTCATCATCTGATGTAAATGTTCCTCTAGAATCTATAACTTTAATTTTTTTATCCATTATTTCAATTTGATTTGAAAGTTTAGTTGTATAATCTTTTTGTGAAATAACTATTTCTTCTAATTTTTCATTTTTTCTCATCAAATTATAACAAGCATATATACTAAGTATTAGTATACTACTTAATAGGGCAATTATGATAATCATATATTATTTAATAAATTTTTAAGTCCTTCTGATTTAATACTATTTAATGCTTTTGTTTTGGTAGCTACTTTTTTCCCTTCAATTTTTGGAGATTTAGATATATTAAAATTTTTAGATTGATTATTATTAAGTTTAGGTAACCATTCTTTTTCAAATTCAATTCGAGCAGCCATTAGATCGGCTTGATGAATTATATAAGGTAATGATGTTCTTAATTTTTGTTCTGGCATAAAAGTACATAGGTATTTCTTATTAGCTTCATCATATAATCCATCGTGGGTTTGAATAGTAATCATTTCATTAAATGTATATTTAATATCATGAGATTGAAGTAAATATAATCCTCTATCTGGAACAGATGCAAATTGTACTTTAGTATTAAACATATAATCTTCTCCTAATTTTTCTTTTCTCCATTGATCTGTTTGAGGAATATAGGATTCGTTTTCTTCATCTCCCATTTTTCCTAAATCATGATTTAATGCTGAAAATACTAATTCTTCTTTAGTATATGTAGAAGAATCAACTCCCATAGAAATCCAAACATCATTTAATTTAAGAGCACAATCTATAACACGTAATACATGATCTATATATCCACCTGGAAATGCATTATGATATTCTTTCTTATGAGCTGCAGGCATCATGATAAGACGTTCTGAATATTTAGAATAGAAAGTTAATAATTTAGAACGTCTTGGTTCTGATATATATAATTTGATTGTTTCTTCTAAGTCTATCCAATTTTGTTGGATTTGTTCTGCTGTTAATTCCATATTAATTAAATTCATTAGGTTCTCTATCAATAACTGATGTAAGATCTTCTAAGATAGATTCTGATTCTTTAATTTTATCTTGAATTTCTTCTATTGTAGTAGGGCGCGTCATCATTACGCTGATGGTTTTAAGTATTCCCTCTAATTTTCTAAGTTTTTGAAATGCGTATTCTTTGTTTTTCATATGTATTATTTATTTATGTTAATTCTGTTTCTCATCTGTTTCTCATCTTTATATCCTATTCATCTTCATATCCTACTTCAATCCCCAAAACCCGTGGTTGAAATATACAACCAGCATTTCATATAACCAAGTTTTATTTTAAGAAAGTTTTTCTAGATCTAAATATGTTTTGATTATATAACAATTTTCATATAATTCTTGTTTTTCAAAATATTCTAATAATAATTTACTAGCTTGAAAAAATTCTGGATTAAGAAATGAGTTCAATATATTTTTATCTCTTGATTTTATATTAAATAATTCATCAATTTTTTTTAAATGATTAAATGATCTCATATAAAAAATAAATTTTTGATTTTCTTTATCAAAAGATATATTACTTTCAGGATTTAATATTTTAATAGATATATTTAAATAAATTCTTATATCATCAAAATTTAAAATATAATTATTATAACAACGTATATTTTTACATAAATAATCGTTTAAAAACTCTACCTTTAAATCTTCAACGTTTTTATCATCAAATGTTGAAAATATTTTATCTACATTTATTTCCATATCATTATTATATTTAATATATAATAAAATATTTTAAAAACCAAATAAATTATTTATTGGGTAGGCCCTATTTCATCTTGTTTTTTGATAGCTGTAAATTTATCAACAGATGATAAACCTAAACAACCAAATGCTAATAAAGCCACAGCATTAATTAAAGAATCTGATGGCTTTATATCATGACAGTAACTATTCATATATAATGTAATACAAAGAGTTAATCCACATAAAATTCCTATAAAACGCTTTGATGAAGGGCTATTTTTTTCATCTTTAAAAAGTCCTGATATCCAATTAATTATTTTCATGGGTGTAATCTTTAAGTTTTATTAATTCGTTAAGTAATAAATTTATACTATATATTTTTGGGTTAATTTTTTTTAAAACATCATCTATATTTAATTCTACATCTTCATCCCAATTTATAGATAACATTCCATTTTGAATATTATTAGTTAATAATATATTTAATAATTTTTCTATACCAAAAGATTTATAAAATTCATTAATTTCTTTCAAATCACTATTATCACTATTATTAAATATTTTATTTGATTCTAACATATTTAATAACATTTTACTTATTAAAGAAATTGGTATTTTTTGAAATCTACTAATTAATTCTTTAGTATGAATATCTGTAGTTTCATACATCATAGATGCATGATAAAACGGAAGTAAAGTTAATGATTGACCTCCATTATGGAATTCTATTAATGAAACTCTATTAGCACCAGATAAAATTCTAATTTCTATTAATAATTCATTTATTTTTTGTTTTATTTGTAAAACCTTTGTAAAATATAAATTTATATTTTCTTTTGGTTTAATTTTTTTCTTGAAATAAGTAATTAAAATAGGACTAATAGTATAAGTAATTAGAGCTATTATAATAGGTACTACTGCGTTTATTAATATTTCCATCCTTTAATATCAAAATATTTACCTGTTTCTCTATATTTAGTATCAGGATTAATATGTTGTGCTATTTTAGATAAAACAACAGCATCTTTCCTGTCAATTTCATCCACATCATATATATCTTTATCTATATCATAATTTATATAAATCTTTTTATTATATTCACCACCACTATCATTTATAAATTTTTTTTCAATTTCTATTAAAACTATTTTATAATTTGATTGGAGTGGAGATTGTACTCCAATATTTATTATTTTCCCACCTACTAAAGGTTTCCCTATAAATTGATTAAAATATAATCCCCCTAATTCATATGTCCTTTTATCTGTACCTCTGTTTTTTGAAACATTTATAGCAGATTTAAAAGTATCGGAAGATATTTCTTTTAATTTTTGATTATTTAAAACCTCCCTAATAGTAGTTTTGATGAGATTCTTTAATTTAATATTTTTTTCCATATTTTTATTTTAAGCTTCAAACATAGTATAATCAATTGATTCCCCATTAGTAAAAATATCAATCATTTTAAACCAATAAGTATCAGGAATTACTTGACAACCAGCAGACCATCTATCAACAATAGAACCTAATCCACCTCTATGAAAATTAATTCCAAATAAACCTGTTTGAGTATTAATTTTATCTACTTTAGTGTCTTTATTACCATCACGATAAACTATAATAGGTTTGATTTGTTGAAAATAAGGAGCTCCTAACCAAAGAGATTTCCAATTAGAATTAGATACAAATTTATGAGAACCTAATACTTGTTGTTCTTTAGCTACTGCAGCTCCAGTTATACCACCAGAAGTTATTGGATTAAATACATAATAATGACCTGGGGTGGTTGTACATGGAGTTATATTATCAATTTTTCCATTATTATATCTAACACAAATATCATCAAAAGTATTAGTTAAATTTTGATCTAAACGAATAAATACAAACCCTTTGGTAGGCTGTTTCCAATTTCTTTTCGTAATTTCTTGAGATATATAATTTTGGGTAGCTTCTAAGGTTTTAGGTCCAATAACCCCATCTATCGTTACATTAAAACCCTTTTGAAATAATAATGATTGTAAATTTTTCATTGATTTTTTATTTATAAATATACCAGGATTTTAAATTACATAGTTTTTATCAAATAAATTTTATCAACCTTCTCTCCTCTTCTTCTAATATAAAATTTACCAAATTGTAATTGATTTACTTTATTACCTTGCATATCATAATATTCTATAGCATCACTTAATTCACTAGACTGTAATTTAACTATAGATGAATAACTAAAAGTACCATCAAAATCTACTTGTTTAATTCTATAATAATTAATAGAGGATGGGTTATAATCAATATAACTATAATTAACTTGAGTTGTTGATAATCCACTACCTTTTACTTCACTTAATTTAATCCAATCGTCTCCAAATTGTGATCTTTCTATTTCAAATTTTTCATTATTAAATTCAGTAGCAGTACTCCATTTTAAAACATTATAAGAATTATAATTTTGTACTGTAAAATCTAATAACTCAATAGGTAATGTATAATTATTTATTGATATATTATCAATAGCAAAACTAGGTCTACTACCTACTCCAATACTATCTTTTTGAACCCAACGTATTTGTACTACAGATTTATGATTACATACTGCAGGTAAATTTACAGTTTTACTAATTA